AATTCCCATCTATATAAAGTTCCTCCTATCCAACAACATGGCAATATTAGTCCCCTGGCTGAAACATATATTTCTTTTTTTGATATACATTTTGGGTCTATAGTTGTTTTGTTGTCAAAGTCTTTCATCGAAGACCATCTATATTTTTTAAAAATATCTCCGGCGCGCATTGCCTCACGATTTAAATATTTTTTTTCACTTGGAGGTTCTATAATATATTCGGGGTTACCTTTTTTATCGTATACCTGAAACTCATATTTTTTATTTTCTTGATCATCTAATAATCCCAATTGGCCATAAAAACGACTTGTTTTTTTAATAAGAAATTCATATACTCCCCATTCTTTTGCTAATGCCTTTGCCTCATCAAATTGATGTTCATTATGTTTAAATGCAAGAAAATGCCAACGAACTTGGCCGCCCGCATCTATATATGATCGCATATTACGTTCAACATTTTTCCATTTAACATTTTTTCTATATATATGATTTGTATCCTCTAATCCGTCGACACTAAATGTAACACAACCATCCGAGTTCCCTGTACCTATAGTTTTTGCAAGTTCGGCCCACCATTTTGCTGTTCGAGCACCTCCATTGGTATGCATACCCAACCACAATTTAGGATTATGCTTTCTAAAATATTTGTAAACTTCTAATGTATCTTTTGCCATCATGGGATCACCATAATTACCACACATAAACATAACGTCAAGCTGCTTAATAAAGGCAGGCTTGAATATTTTTTTACAATCTTCGAGACTTAATTCTGCATTTATTAAATGAGGATTATCTTTACCTCCTTTAAAATTTCGAGGGCACATAGGACAAACTGCTTGACATTTTTCTGTTATTTCTAAATGAATTTGTTTTATATCTTTATACTTGTACATTGTTATTTCTATTAAAACATCTTCAGACATTTACAGTAAATGTCGACATTTACTTTTTTTCCTTTGTAATAGTAATATCTGCACCACATCCACAATATTCAAAAGGACAAGTAACTGGCTCTGTAGGCCAATCGATTGAATCTAATCCAGTTTTCCAATTGCCTACTTTACCTTTTCCTCCTTTACGGATACCATATATTGCACATCTTGCAACTCGCATGCCTCCCCATCTATCCATTGTTAAAGATTCTATACCTGCATGACATTTCCAACCTCTCCATGAATTTGCTTTGTATCCTATTAATTTGTGCCATTGTATTTTATCAAGGAGAGGTTTATTATAAGCACCATTTTCATCTTTTTTAAATGCACATAATTTACGATATAATTTAGGGGATCGTTTAAACGATGCATCTGGTTTTTTACTATGTACTAAATTATTAATTGTTGCCATTTGTTCTGGTGTATATCTTTCTATTATTTCTTTACCATCTATTATTGCTTGGTATCCAAGTCTTTCTTCCGGTTGATATGCTTTTGCACTACCAACATGACTTGTTAAATGATTATATAAAAATTTTAAACGTAAACTATTATACCAATTTGCTTCTTTTAATACATTTATTGCTTCTATACATTCATCCCACCTAGAAGGGATGGCAGGTATTTGCATTGTTATAGTTCCTACTGTATCACCTACTTCATTTACTACTGCTTTCATTTCTTCTATATCAGCAAATTCTATATGTACAGTAAAACAAATTTCATCGATATAATGTTTTGCGTTGTTCCACCACCGCAATGTTCTTTTTCCATTTGTGATTATTACAATAGTTGCATCATCATCGTATTCTTTAATTGCTTGTATAAATGGTAAAAAGTCTTTCCATACAATAACTTCTCCTCCAAGGAACACCCAAGACATATATCTTCCTAATTGTCCTTTATAATGGTCTGTTACTTTTTTGGCGGCTTTAATAGCATAATCTAACTCCGGCCATCCTATAGAACCATCATGCAAAGAAGGATGACAATATGTACATGCATACGTACATGTATTTCCTAAATCCCAATTTACAGTAGTGGTCTTTCCATTTAAGTATTGAGCATCTGGATGCGTGTATATTAATTGTAATTTATCGTAATTTTTAGGATGAAATTTTTCGGCAACTGCTTCTTCTATTGTTTTAATACCTAAATGATCATCGTCTGCTGTTTCTATTTCACCTGTAAGTAATAATTCTTCTACCATTTATTTTTGTCCTATTAGCATGAAACGATTATATCCACCTTCCCTTTTACTTAATTCAATTGTACCACCGTATAATAAATTATTTATAGGGCATTGTTCTCTAAATTCTTCTATATCCTTAACACAACTGATATGGTCTTCAATATCGAAATAATTATTATTTTGTAATATAACTAATTTACCATCGGGTACACTATTATACCATGCATCAAAATCTTCTATGTGTTCACTTGATGTATTAATAATAGTATTAGGTACATCATGACATTCTACTAATGTACTATCATATGCAAACGGTGATGTACATCTGGGTGTGTTATAAGTATGTCCGGTATAATTTATATTATACATATCTTCTGTAATTGCTTTAAATTTCCAGTTGTCTATAACATAATCTCTATTTATTGCTTCTGCTATTTCTAAACAAGATGGATCTATATCAAACGATCTGATTTTATCTACTCGTAAGTTACTCATGAAGATCATATTTGCTAAACTACCAAACCATCCTCCGCATATAAAAACAGTTCCTAAATTTACATTTAATGCTTCTAATTCTTCTACTATCCAAAATTTACTTTCTAGTTGACCAAGACTAAACATGTCCGTCCAATTTTCATTAGGATTTGCTATAATTGCAGTTATTATACCGCGTGTATTATACCATGTATCACGTAATTGCATATTGTTCTTTTAACCAATCATAGTCATTAATTTTACTTAATGCGTCTATATCACCTTTATGTTGTATACCATATTTGCGTCCTGCAATAGCACCTGCTATAGCATCTTTTCCATACAATCTATCGTCGCCTATTGTACACCAAATATCTAATCTTTTTTCTGTGTCCGGATGTTGATTTTTTATTACACTACTCGATAGTTTAACACATTCTCGAAATCCGCTTTTCCATGTATTAAAAGGATCTGTATTAAATGCAGTTATGTTACTAACTTCTGGCATTGGTATAAAATGTTTAACTACAGATGTTGTAAAGTCTACATTCCATTTAGTTGCATTTTTTAATCCTTTAGTAGGAAATAATTTAACACCGCCATAGCCATATACTAAATCATTAATGGGATTTAATGCTCGCCAAGTATGGACACAGTTTGTTTTTAAAACGTTTCTATATGTTTTATCAAATTCGGTTAACTGATAATCAAATTCAAAATCTTCTACTAGTAGAGCATCAGCATCAACTACATAAAACATTTTTGTTTTACTTAATTCAGCCGCACGTTTATGTGCATTAAAAATACCTTTGACATTGTCTACTCTTTTTGCAAGAGGTGCTTTATCTAACAATGCTTCGAAGTTTTCGTCAGCATATTGTTCATGATAACTTATAAAAAATACGTCAAACATTTTCTTTTGCTACCAAACCTGGAAATGCAACTACTCTTTTAAATTTACAGTCCATCGTATGCTGGCGTTAAGTCTCTAGCGAGTTTGGAGAACGAGTTTTTGCTACAGTCTCATTATAATATTCCAATTCTCTATCCATGTATTGCATAAACGATTTTTCATTATGTAGGTTCCAACCTAACTCAGCACAACGATCACTCATTTGCTTTCTACGTTTATGTATTAAAGGAAAATTTATTATATCATTTTTCCAAAACGGACCTACGTCTTGTTCTACTAGTTCGTCTTTCTTATCAAAGAAATCAGTACCTGGTAAGAATGCAGTTTCAAAAAATACCAGACCTGCTATTGTACCGTTATCACTTGCCCATTTATATGATTCAAGAAACTTTAAATTTTCATTATGATCATCTTCTGTTTCAGATGGATGCCCAGACATCATGTTCATCGTACTACGAATATTACTTTTACTTAGATTATGTATTGTGTCGTGTAGTGCATCATGGTCAAACCCTTTACGCATGAGCTTTCTAATACGCTCACTAGCATGTTCCAAACCTATGCCTACACTTTCAAGTCCTGCATTGGATGCTTTTATATAATCTTCTAAAGGCATTTGCCGATCACTTCTACAGATAAATTGTCCGCCCCATCTAAATTTAACATCTATTTTTTTCTGATTGTCTATTAGAATATCAACTAATTCTCTAAATGTTTTCATGTTACCATTAATAAGACTATCGCTAAAACTAAAGTTGTAGACACCGCGTTGTTCATAATGATAAATCATTTCTTTCGCAATATGTTCCCCACCTCTTGATTTAAACTTAGGCCATAATCTATATACGTCACAAAAATCACAACGCCTAACACAACCTCTACTTCCTGTTAATACATATGTTGGCAACCCACTGTCATACTCACTAAATGGATACAAGTCGTGATCACAATCAGTATAGTCAGCAAATGCTAGTTCTTCCAATTGCATTATTTGTTTCATAGGAGAATTAATTCCTGGGCGAGTAGTATTATTACATATAAGTTCTACTATATTAAGTTCTGCTTCGCCAGTAATATAATAGTCTACTAACCCTAGCTCAAATAATTCTACAGCATATTCAAATTTAGTATCACCCATTGAATCACCTAACCCCATACCACCTATTATTAATTTCTTATTTGGAAATTTACTACGAATAAACGACAATAAATCTTTGCCCAATCGTCTACTATTACGACTGAATATACTAACGCCTATCCATTCTGGATCAGTTCTTATTATACTATCATTAACTATATCTTCCATTGCTTTTAATACACGTTCATATAATACATCATCGGTGTTATCCCTCGAGTTACGCCACTGCAATAGTCTGCTTATTTCCTCCCACCTATCCTTCATTTTATTATAAAGAATAATATTAGCATCAAGGGCCATACAAGTAACACCACCGGCAGTTAGTTGTCCTTTAAGATGATAGATAGCAGGTGCTGGTTGCTTTGTTTGCATTAATGGAATAGCCATTAGTAAGACATCTCGCTTTGTTGTCATTGTGGTAATTCCCCCTTCCAATTTTTATGAAAGATAATAATATTTATTAGCAAAGATTTCATACAGTCTGATTTAATCATAACCTATTAATTCTGCTAGTTCTGGAAATGTTTTAACGAAATTCTCATTACGTAATTTATCAAAAGTTTGTATACGCCAATTACGTATTTCCTGTACAGGACCATTTACAGCCTTACCATATAATGGTGTTTGACCGCTAGTTACTATTGTTATATGCTTGTCAAGCATGAAATTTATTAAAGTTTGTATGTTTTCATTTAAATCAGAGGGACTAGAATTAATATCTAACCGCCGACTTAATAAAGAATTCCATGATATTGTTTTAAATTTTTCTATAATAGTATGTTTTACATGTTCATCTAAACTTTGTATATTCAAGTCTTGTGGATCAGATAATATATTAAAATATACCCCCTGTACACTTATAGTATTAATCCATTGAATTATTTTATCTAGGGATAATATATTGAATATACTAACAGTAACACAAATTTCTGTCTTTAAATTTACATTAGTTAATTCGGTAAACCGTTGTATATTGTGATTAATTTCATTCCATTTTGCAGGATGCCGTTGATATTCAAATCGTTCAGCAACATCGTCTATACTAAAGGCTATAAAAACCCTTTTGAAATGAGGAAATATATCTTCTACTAATTCTTTAGGATATTGTGTTCCATTAGTATTATACTTAATAACTATATTCTTACTATATCCTTTTTCAATTGCATATTTTAATACTTCAAAATGTTTCTTTATTAAAAACGGTTCGCCTCCAAAAAATTCCATAAATTTTAAATTAGGAAATATAATTTTTAAGTTATCATAAAATGCTTCATTATTCGGCCAGGTATTTCGATGCATATAATACTTCATTCTCCCATCAACTCGGCCGTCAGTTTCTCCTAATTCCTTTAAAATAGTTTTGGTTTCTTTTCGAAATTTTGAACTAGAAGCAATATCACATATTCGACATTGTAAATTACATGTTGTACCTAATTTTAAATCAACTGACTGCATATTTGTAGCAAAGGAAGGGTCGGCTGAAAGATCTACTTTTTCTATATCGAAAAATCCAGACTGGGTCTGTGCTTGCCGTAAACTTTTCATGCCTGTTTTTTCATTGGTCCAACATTTATAACATACATCGGGTCTTTCATTATTTAAAAATTTCCTTCTTAAATTAATCATATCTGGACTAGTATACGCATCTTCTAATGTTGTGTTCTGATCTGCCAAACTTAACTTTTTCCAATGAAAGCCGCCTGCATCACGTGATGCATCTTTAATAGTCAAAATATTTTGACAACAAGGTCGAATACTACCTAAGGCAGTTGCTTCCAAATGAATCCATGGGTATATACACAAATTAGGAGTTTTTTTTATTAATTTTTTATTATCCATAATTTACTAATTTCATTATTACTATTTAATCCTTTAAAGGAAACCAGGATTTCCACTCCTTAAAAAACGGTGTACATTTTTTATCCAATGGTCCGTGTTCGTTGGTTGCAATATTAAAATACCAATTACCCATAATAAAAGCATCATTATCTATCTTTCTATAGTCACTATGCCTTGCAAGGTCTGTTACTTGCCCTTGCATAGCATCAAATATTTGCATTAAAATATCTACATCAAAAAAGTATTTAAAATATAAACAAAACATTTTATTATTAACTATATTTGTATCATACTTGCCATGAAATATTTTTGCACCTTTTTTATTATATACTAACGGTGTGGGTTTATCGCCCAATGTTCGTTCTGTGTTCCAACTATGCATTTCATCATACTGTATAATTGAATTCTTATTATCGGTCCATCCTTTAATAATGTGTGAAGTATTATCTCGCTTTAATGCTTCATTATTTTCTGCTGTCCACCTGACATGAAACGGTATTTCTTTATACTCAGGCATTAGTTCAGGATATTTTTCTTTCACTACATTAAATGTTATTTCGTCATCCCATGAATGTTCTACATATTCTAACGTTTTTTCTATTATAGGCAACATAGTTTCATTAAGTATACCAAAGCCACCTAGATAATATTTTTGATTGACTGTAAACATTTCTCCTGTATTGGTTGCTTCATATGATACTGTGCGTAATTCGTCTTGTTCTTTTGGTACATACCTTGCAAGTGTTACACCGTTAAACCATGCATCAGGTATAGGATTTATTATCCTAGCATCTGCATCTAACCAAAGTACAGTACCGAACTCCTCTATTGCCTTTTTCCAAAAACCAACTTTCATTTTACATACTTCACAATAATCATTGTTAGTAGGAATTTCATATACGTGACATGTATACCCAAACTCTATACAACTACTAATTAATTTACTAGCAATGTGTTTATAATCTTCTGTACATAGTAAGCATATAGTAAAATTATTATTCATATCTTAAATCAAACTGTTCTTTTAACCATACATAATCATTGATCAAATGTAGTCTATCCATATTCCCTTTCGGATGAACAAGTTCTGCTTTATTCTCTTCGAAAAATTCAACTCCACATTGTGCCCCACTCATTGAATAAGATCCATTTAATCTTTTATCACCTTTAGTACACCATATATCTATTATTTTCTGCCAATCCTTATGTACATGTTGAAAGGGAATAGTATGTATCCAATAATTGTATTTGACTGTTTGTTTAAATGCGGCCTTAAATGCATTAAAAGGATCTGTATTAAATTCTGTTATGTTAGATATTTCCTCCACAGATCTAATAGAAGTCCAATGCTTATAATCGGGATTATTATTTGGCCAATAATTCCAATTGGAAAACATACACATATTAAAATCTAAAAACCAATCTTTTGTTTTTGTTTTTAACCTACTAGTAGGATATAATTTAACTGATCCATGTGCAGATACAATACCATTAACCGGGTTTATAGATTTCCACATGTAAACATGATCTTCATCGGGCGGTTCAAAGTCAAAATGAAACGTTTCTATTATTTTAGCATCACCGTCTACAATATATAACATAGAAGTATCGCTTACTTTTGCACACCGTTGATGTGCTTTGTCTATACCCTTAACACCTTTAACTATTTTAGCATGGGGTGCTTTTTCTTTTAATAGTTCGTAGTGTTCTAAATAATCCGGCTCTTTATAACACATGAATATTACATCATACATAATTATTCCCAATCAATATATTGATTCCATTCTTTATCTGTTATCTTTGGCCATGGATATGTTTTATATCCTAAAGGTGCGTAACCTTTGTTTACGTTAAAATACCAATTACCTACAATAAAACGCTCCCCATCTATTTTTTCATACCATTCATATTGCTCTAGTTCTTTAACATCTATCCGATGAAGCATTACATCTAATAGATTATAAAAAATTTCTGTATTATAAAACTGATCAAAGTATAATTTAAACAATGCCATATTTGATTTTTGTTTATTATACTTTTGTTCCACTAACAACTTATCATTTTTTTGTCTATACACAGGTAACGGATTTCTAGGTAACTCTCTATCAACATCCCATCTATGTTTTTCATTGTATGCTACAATTACATTAGGATCTTCTGTCCATCCTTTTATTAAATAAGGTTCGTCCATTGCACATATATCATTATATGCTTTTCTATTCCAAGGTATATAGTAAGGAATTTCTCTATATTCAGGCATTAACTCAGGAAACTCTTGCATAATATAATTAAACGTTGCTTCGTCATCATACGACATAGGTATATATTCTAATACTGTTTCAACCATAGGTAGCATAGTTTCATTAATAAAACCAAACCCTCCTAAAAAATATTTTGCACAGAAGTTTAATTTGTCTCCCGACGGTGTTTTAATATAATATTTTCTTGCATGGTCTTGTTCTACCGGCATGTATCGCCCAATAGTTATACCGTCTGACCAATGTTCGGGTATAGGTTGCAGTATTCTAGCATCAGCGTCTAACCAAAATACTGAGCCAAATTCGTTAATTGCTTTTTTCCAGTAGCCTACTTTTTCTTTAATAACAGAACTGTATTCCTTTGTAGGAATATTATAAAAATTATAATTGTAATCAAATTTAATACAATCTTTTTCAAGTTGAGCTACAACGTGCTTATAACTATCTGTATACAACGCACATACAGTAAAACTCATGCTTCAGAACCAGGGTCAGGCCACGGAGCAATTCGTAGCGTCATTAAATATTCTGGCTGCCTAATACTCCATAGTATTAGTTTTGCTATATAGTTTGGATCCATTTTATACTCGTCAGTACCAGCAACTCGGGGTGTGTCAATATAGCCAGGCTTAATGTTTATTATTCTACAATTACCTTTGCTATTTTGTAACTGCTCGCATGCATGATTTAATGCACATTTTTCTGTACTGTATGTCCACATTTTGTTTTTAGTAACATCTGGACTTACAGAACTTATACATACAATTTGTTTTTCTTCATCTTTCCATTCTTTCCATAATGCATATAATAAATCAACCTGTGCAAATTTATCATGTGCGTTATTAATAAACACATCACATTTTTTTTCTAATGTTTTTTCAACTATTGGACTAGGATCATTAATATCATAACCATTACTGCGAGAAAATCCTAATACTGGTTCACCGTCTGTCCATAATAACTGTCCAAATATTATTGTATCATTTCCATTTTGGCACTGTTCTACTATTGCTTTTCCTATACCACTGGTATGTCCTGTTAATGCTATTCTCATAATTACTATTATATACTAGTATGATGTTTTTTTGCAACTACTCAAAGTTGTTTCTTCCCCGGAATTTCCGGGTACCGCCTATAGATGGGATTATATTCTATAGCCTGACCACCGGGTTTATCGGGCATATAAGATCTAACCAATTGGCTAAATTCACTATCTTCTTTTGCCATTACTTTTATTAATACTTGTATGTTAGGTATTAATACCAATTTTCCTATTTTTTCCATTAATTTTTTATTACTAAGCCCGCTGTGAAAAGTTATCATTAAATGTACGTTAAGGCTAGCTAGTTCTGTTAACTTAGTTAACGAAGCAGTACCGTTAGTGTTTACTTTAATCAAATAATTTAATTTATTACCATAATGAATCATTTCAGAAAGTAGGGGATTTAATGTTGGTTCCCCTCCTGTTATAAAAAGTTGTCGTCCTGCTCTATCTTTATAATGTACATGTGGTTCTAATAAATCTAATAATTGTTTAAATTTCTCTAGAGGAGCATTTGGAGAAAAATTATTGTGTACCCAAGGAGGGCAATAACTACAATCAAAATTACACCGTTTACCTATATGAAAATGTACTTCTTGACATTCCGTCTCCGGAGTTCCTACTGATATAATTTTATCATCTGTAGTAGCAAATGATAAATCGGCATTTTCGTCCGGCCAATTATTTTTAAACCAATCATATGTATCTTTATCAATTGCTTTATGTATTTTAATATCACTAGCACAAAAACAATTACCTCGTTTAAATGTACACATATTGTTATTTGAAGTATTTAAAACCAGTTCTTTAAGATTCCACCACGGATTGGCTTTAGTACAATGTATATTTTCTGTACACACGCCACTTTGAATTCTACCATCCATATCTATCATAAAGATGTAATTATTAATAGGACAGTACCAACCAGTAAAATCTATTTCTAATCTTTTAAAATCAGATATCGTAATTAGTTTATATTCTTTTTTACTTGTTAATACTCTTAACATTTTTGCGTCCGCATCTTATTTTTTGCCATCCTCTTTCATGTAGATAATATAATCCCATTTTTGTAACAACTTCTATACCAGCAATAGATACGGCCCAAGTGAGGCGTCCAGTTATAAAATAACTGATAATAAATGTATCTGTAGTTGCTAATACTCTCCATGATATAGTCTTAATTATAGATCGTTCAACAGTTTCCATAGCCTAACCCTCTTTTGGTTAAGTATTTAGACTGGTTTAGTTTCGATTAAAGTCTATATTAAACTTTTCTCTTTGCATGCCGCCGGGATACCGTTTCGCTGTCTGGTCCAGCGTAATCTTGTCCTTCATTGAATTGAAAATCTGTATCAAATTTTGCGGCACACAACCTTGTACAAACTGCTAATTTTCCTTCTGTAATAGTAGGTATATCCCAACTATCCCTAATGTTTTGGAATAATCCAGATTCTTCCATTATATATTTTATAGGGGTTTTTATTGCGTTTATAGCATCTCCTCCTCCTATATTATTAATAAAATTCCAACCTTGATTTGTTTGATCATTACCACTCTCCCATCGATGTAAAGTTGCTCCCATCCAACAGCAAGGTAAACAATAACCACGAGCAGAAACATATATTTCTTGTTTTTCTACACACTTGGGATCAATTTTTGTTGTATTATAAAAATCACCCATGCCGCGTTCGCTATGTTTTTCTTTAATTTGATCGGCTTGATCGGTTATTTCATTTCGATATGTTTCTTCTGTAGGTGGTTCTAAAATATGTGTATTATTACCATCTTTATCTAATACCTGAAATATATTTCCGGTCATAGGAGAAGATTTGCCTCCAGAATAACTATAAAATCGACTTGTTTTTTTTATTAAAAACTGATCAAACCCCCATTTTTTAGATAACTCTTTTGCTTCATCAACCTGATGTTCATTATGTTTAAAAACAAGATAATCCCATACTGCTTTTCCGCCGCCTGCTATAAATGCTTTCATGTTACGTTCTACCAGATCCCATTTAACATTTTGTCTATATATATGATTTGTATCTCGTAACCCATCGACACTAAACGTAACTTCTCCTCTACCTTTATGACAAATAATTTTTGCAAGCCTATCCCACCATTCTGCTTTACGGGCGCCGCCATTTGTATGCATACGTAAATACATGTCGGGATTACTTTTTCTAAAATATAACATTATTTCTGCTGTATCTTTTGCTAAAATAGGATCACCATAATTACCACACATATACATTATATCTAATTGTTTAATAAATTTTGGCTCAAATATTTGTTTACAATCATCTAGAGTTAATTCTGCATTAATTACAAAAGGATTTTCTTTACCACCGTGTACATTACGTGGACACATAGGACAAACTGCTTGACATTTTTCGGTTGGCTCTAAATGAACATTTCTTATATCTTTATACTCATACATACTTGTATCCTCGCTGTTGATCAATCTGCTATAACAGATTTCGAGATTCCTTGTCTAAGTGGCGGGCATCCCATTGTGCCGCAAATTTATCTAGTCCTTTAGCACACATTCTTGTGCAAACATCTAACTTACCTTGTTCGATACTAGGTAATGTCCAACTATCTTTAATATTACTAAAAAAATTACCTTCATTTAAAATTGATTCTATAGTATTCCATGGTTTCAATGCATTTATAGCATCAGGACCTCCTGCATGATTTATATATTTCCATGTTTGAGATCCTTTTGTCGGGTCTTCCGCGTCCCATCTATAATATAGAGATCCTCCTATCCAACAACATGGTAATATTAATCCTCTAGCAGAAACATATATTTCTTGTTTTTCTACACATTTTGGTTTAATTTTTGTTAAATTATAAAATTCTGTTTTACTAGCAGCTGCCCTCTCCATTTTTGCCACTGTTTTAGCTACAGCATTTTGATATTCTTCGTTTGTTGGTGGTTCTAATATATGAGCACTATTACCTTTTTTATCTAGAACCTGCATTCCGGTGTGGCCATCTGAATCACGCCAACGGCCACTGGATTGTATATCTTTACCCATAGCATGTCGTGCCTTTGGATCAGCTTGAGCATAATTATAAAATCGACTTGTTTTTTTTATTACAAATGTTCTAATTCCCCATTCGTGAGCAAGAAGCGCCGCCTCTTCAATTTGATGTTCATTATGTTTAAAAGCAATAAAATACCAATCTGCAATACTATATTTCGAATCTAGATAAGCTCTCATATTACGCTCAACTATGTTCCACTTAACTTTTTGTCTATATAAATGATTAGTATCTTCTAATCCATCTACACTAAAAATAACTCTTCCTTGTTTGCCTATTGTTTTAGCAAGTTCTGTCCACCATTTTGCAGGACGAGCACCGGCATTTGTATGCATACATAAGTCCAAATTGGAATTGTGTTCTCTAAAATATTTAAATATTTCTAATGTATCTTTTGCCATTATAGGATCGCCATAGTTACCACACATATACAAATTATGAAGCTGTTTAATAAAGTCAGGTTTGAACATGGTTTTACAATCCACTAAACTTAATTCAGCATTAATTATATGAGGATTTTGTATACCTCCATGTATATTACGAGGACACATAGGGCATGCCGCATTACATTTTTCAGTTGGTTCTAAATGAACAGATGTTATATCTTTATAAAAGTACATTTTTAAAATACCACATAAGACTAGATTCTTCCGGAGTCGAACTCCGCGGAGGTGAACTATTTAAATTAAATGTTATAATTTGTTGTGAAAATTCTTCTGCTAACTCTTCTATCCATATATCTTTTTCCGGGAACTCTCCATTATAATCATGTCCAGATATAATGCCATGAGATTTCAATGATCGATTTTTCCATTCTCGTAAACAATTTTTAAAATCATTTTTTAATTCATGTATAGCATCTATAAAAATCAAATCTACTCGTCCACCTGACCATTGTTTTGTAAAATTTTGAATTTGTGTTTTATGTCTGACAATATTATGACAATCGTTTGTATATTCTATATGTAGTTCTTTTGTTATCTCTTTACCATTTAGATTCTTTTGTTTAGAATGTATTATGTATTGCCAATTATCGACGCAATGTACAGTAACAGTAGGATCACAAGATTTAGCTAAACACCAACTAGATTTTCCAAAAAGACTACCTAATTCAATAATAATACCGTATTTAGGAACTGTTTGTGCAAGAAATTCTAGCGCCTTCAAATCTGCTGTACTGATTTGTCCTGGAATTTCTTTATTATACATTTATTTTTGTCCTATTAACATGAAACGATTATCGGATAGGCCCGATGCGATCGAGGCTCGACATTTTGGTAATTCTGTACCGCATTTTTCTGCACAAACATCTAACTTACCTTTTTCTATACTAGAACAAGACCAACTATTTTTAATGTTTCCGAACATACCATTTCTATTTATAATATCTTCTATATCATTATTAATAGCATTAATATTTTCTTTACCTCCGGTATCATTTACAAAATTCCAAATTTGTTGTGATCCAGCCGGCCGGCGACCTCTATATAAACGAGAGGCGGTCCAACAACAAGGCAAACATAATCCTTCTGCAGATATATAAACAGATTTTTCTCCTAGTACTTTGCATACAATTTTTGTTTGATCATAATAATTTTTTACACTACCATATTGTTCTATTACTTGTTCTGTTTTGAGAGATTTATTATGATATTTTTTTTCAGTAGGTTGTTTAATAGGTCCCTTTTCTGGTTCTGCAACAAGTGTTTTATGATTCCAAAAACGATCGGACTTTTTTATTTGAAAAAAATCAAATCCTAGTTCTTTGGCAAATGCTCTTGCCTCTTCAATTTGATGTTTATTGTGTTCGAATATAATATAATCCCAACGTGCTATACCGTCGGCATCTCTAAATGCTCGCATACTACGTTCTACAATTTCCCAATTAACATTTTGTCTATATATATGATTAGTATCTTTTAATCCATCTACACTAAAAATAACAGTTCCATTTTCTCCCATAGTTTTTGCAAGTTCTTGCCACCATTCTACATTACGAGCACCGGCGTTAGTATACATGTCTAACCACATTGTTGAATTAATACTACGGAAATATTTAAATATTTCTAATGTATCATGTGCAATAATAGGGTCTCCGAAATTACCGCACATGTATATACGATTTAATTGCTCAAGGAAACTTGGTTTAAATATTTTTTTACAATCCTCTAGAGAAAGCTCTGCCATTGTTAAATGAGGATTAATAGGATCACCATCATGCCGCGCACATAGAGGACATCCTGCTTGGCAACGTTGTGTAATTTCTAGATGGACTGCACGAACATCTTCGTATTGATACATTATTTTCTACCTATTAACATGAAACGATTATATTTTTGTAATTCAATAGTACCACCATATAGTAAGTTACCCATTGGACATTGGTTTCTAAATTCTTCGATGTCCTTAACACAACTGATATGTTCTTCAAGTTCAAAGTAATTATTACTTTGCAATATAACTAATTTACCTGCAGGTATATTACAATACCAAGTGTCAAAATCTTCTATATGTTCACAAGAAGTATTAATAATTGTATTAGGTTCATCATGTAATTCGACTAACGTATCGTCATATGCATAAGGAGAAGAAGATTTAATTGTATTATAAGTATGTCCTGTAT